CACGCCTCTGTAAGGTGGGGATGTACTTAGCATACTTAGAGAATACTGTAATGTCGCTAAGTATCTTGTTCGATGTTTCCATAATCTTTCCTGTTAATTTATAGGGCTGTATAGTTATACTGATTTATTGGTAAATGTCAAGACCTATTTGTACTAATCTAATATTATCCCTGCTATTAAGAATAAGACTATGCCCCCTGATATTACATACTCCATTAATCTAGCCCTGCTTTAAAGTGCTTCATAAAATGATCCATCTTACTCTCGTATGTGTAGGCAAATTTATTCTCCAGTAACCAGTCCTCCATACATCTACGTGTGCCATTCTTCCGCTTCTGTGCTCCGGGTAATGCCACATTCTCTGAGTGTAGTACAAATACTATGACTGCCATTGGGTTAGACTTACGTACATGTAGGTACTTATCCATTTCATGTCGTGTTCTGAATCTTCCTTTGACTTCAAACCATACGTTGTCCCTTACCCCGTCAGGTGTATACTTCCTACTCTCTACAACTTCATAGTCTACCTTAAGGGGTTCGTAATCTATGTCCTTCATGGGGCCATAAGAAAACAACCTAAACTCTAACCATGAACGATAGGGCTTAGGCTGATCTCTATTCATGGCAAGGTAGTCACTCCATGATTCGTAAGGTGGAGGTGGCAGTGCAGTGCAGTTAATACCACAGGTCTTACCTAGTATGCTAGGTGTTACCTTTCTATGCTTAACCTTCTTCACCTTTTTTGCAGGGTACTTCATAGGCAGTCCAGTAACTTGTTCATATACCAGATAGCTTTCTGAATGTTAGTACGTACATCCTGCTTCCTGTTTGCCCTCCATGTGTACTTGATGTTGTTACCCTTACAGAAACCTTGGAACTCCTCCTCTGTTAGTGCTGCTTGGATAGCGTCAATACATTCAATGTCGCCCACACCATCTGACTTGTAGTGATTAGGGTGGTTAACCAAGTCTTCCAATGCCGCATCTAAGTTAGCCACATTAAAGTTCTCTTCTACCCTACTTTGTGTAGCTCTGCTTGAGCTTTCATAATCTAACATATTACCATCCCGAATCATTATCCTTCTCCTTCACACTTAGTGTCAAAGTCTAGGGTTATTACATTGCCAATCTTGCTAACTATCTTATCAGTAGCGGATACAAGTTGGTCATCCCCTGCTGCAAGGCCTAGACTGTCTACCATAGCTGTAGTGTAGTCACTAAGCATATCATCAAAGTCTTCATTATCATTGCAGAACTGTACCATTGCTGACATCTTATAGGCTAAGAACATTAGCTGAGAGTGGGTATCATCAGACACTTCAGGCATAAGGTTACTGAACACAGATACTTGAACATCCCCCTCCCATTCATCCCCATCAGTAATAACAGGCCGCATGATTACACCGAAATCATTCTCTGTCATATCAATCATTATGCTGCTTCCTCTATGTGTATATAGTTAACCATAGCAGGCACCTTAGCCTTAGATGGTATGGATGGTTTCTCTACTAAGGTATCCCAGCATGAGTACTTGTGTTGGCAGAAGCCACACTCAATGCCTAAGATTAGGTTACCTGTCTTGACCTTACGGAAGGACTCTTCAATAGGTTTGTAGCATCGCTCAAACTCTGCGTTATCCGTGATCTTATCACAGACTTCTTCGAGTATAGCTAACTCAGCTTCCATATCAATACCATCGGCAGTGATAAACTTGAACTGACCATTAGCCTTGTTGATAACTATCCAGCCACCTGCCTTTAAGTTCAATGCCCTACTGTAGCCTACCAGCTGACCAATGTAACCAAAGGGATCACCTTCTTTAAGCTTAGCAAAGTCTATCCACTTGTTAGCATATGCCCAAGGGCTACATGATTTAATGTCCCACACTGCACCATCAATGATCAGGTCAGGTGTTCCATTAATTGTGTGCTTACCAATGTTTAACTTAAGGTGTTCCCCATCTTGCCATGCTACCCCAGCTTCAGTGAGGATACCTTTCATTATTGCTTCTACAAGATCGCCTAAGATCATGTTGATTAAGAAGCTGTTAGGGAAAGGGAGTTTTTTCTCTGGTGCGTTCTTGTCAAACCATAGCTGACAATACTTACGCCCAATGTTAGACATGCGTAACCGGAAGTCAGGGTTGCGAGAGTCTACCAATTGTTTCTCTAGTGCTACCTCCACATCTTTAACCATAGAAGTAAGAACAGGGCGGCTCATGCCACCCGTCCCTGCAACTACACTATTAAGATATTTCTGTACCATTAATTCGTGTATGTTCATGCTTACTCCACATCTATAAACTCATTAACAAGGTTCTCGTCTGCGGTGTTAAGAGTTTCCACGGCCTTAGCTGTGAACTCTGAATTAATGTAGTCATTGTACTGAGTGATCCATTCTGAACTATTGCGGTGCATTTCTAACACATGCTCTGTAATAGCTAAGTCTGAAGAGAAGTCTACATCTACCTTAGGTACAAAGTATGACTGACCATTGTTCATCTCACGCTCAATGGGACTGAGGTTAATGCTGAACTGAATGAATGATCGGTTACGCTTGGCTATCTCCTTAAAGGAATCTCCAAAGGTCTTGTATGCTTCTCGGTTATCAACTTCCCATATGAACGGGGTAGTAGCCACCTCAATTGATTCCCCCTTCTCGTTCACTGCACCTATCATATCAATCTCACCGAACAATACACGGACACGTTTCACTGACTTAATAAGATCCTTCATTGGGTCAGGCACAGATGCCCAGTCTTCAATGAAACCTGCAGGCTTACCACAGTTAAAGCCACCATCAGTGTCTTTGAGATCCGAATTAAGATCATCAGACATGAGCGTCTTTACGTAGCGTTCCTCCCCCTTAATACTAATGTAACGCTTATACATGAACGACTGCATATAGAATCGTACATTAGCCTCAGGTGCATACGCCATAGTACCATCTGCTTGCTCAAGACGATACTGACCTGCTTCTACTACCTCCATCTTCTTCTTCTTACCATTAACTTCAGCAACACCCATCAAGGCTGTATGCCACATACGTAATCGTGGTAGTTTATTCTTAGAACCAGAACCCCCTGCCTCGTTAGCCATACCTGTTAGGCGCATCAACTCTTCTTGACTTACTTGATTTAAAGATACTTCACTCATATTAATTTTCCTATATGCTATTTAGCAATCTACTTGATCTAACCAATTGTTTCCCATCTTAGCTTCCAGAGATAGAGGTAAGTTGAAATCAATATCCCACAGTTTATTTACTGTGCTTACTAACTTACTCTCTACTTCTACGACTACATCTATCATAGCCTGCTGCTCGTCAGGGTGTACATCCACCACCATACTATCATGAACTGTATTAACTATGCAACTTTTCAAACCCCTTTCATTCATTACCTTTTCCATCATCAGCATTGACACAGGCACAATATCTGCCGTAGCGAATGACTGAACTGGATAGTTTTTAATCTTGGTAAAGTGAGTTACTGTACCATCCTTCCTTCTTGCCACATCGGGGAAGCTAAACTGCCTACCCGAAGGTGTGGTAATCTTCCTCTCTGTTAAAGCTTCTGTGGCTAACTTCCTATGCCACTCAGCTATGCCCCTGTACTTCTTTAAGAAGTGAGTGTAGTACTCAGCCTCCGCAGGTGTACGACCATAACCAGAGGCACCATACAAGGGTGCAAAGGTATGCTCCTTAGCTGCCTGTCGTGAGATAGGCTGGCCTGCATCTGCAATAATGTCTGCTGTGTACTGGTGTACGTCAAATCCTTCAATGACTTCCTTGATAGCTAACTTATCCTGTGATAGGTAGGCTGCTGCACGAAACTCTAGCTGCCCAAAGTCAGCCTCCATTATCTTACCTCCTTTCCATCGTGATATAAACACACGTTTAACTGGGAACGTACCACCCCTAGGCATGTTCTGCATGTTGGGGTTACGGCCTGACATTCTAGCTGTCGAAGTTATGTGCTGTGTTAGCTGTACGTGTAGCATACCATCTGCCTTAGTAAACTTCTCAATGCCACCCACAAAGGAGGACAAGTAAGATGATACAGCATTCAATCTACGTAGCTTGGCTAAGAAGTCAGCTTCACGTACCATGCCCTTACCTTTAGCTGCTGCCTCTAGTGTCTCAAGGATACCCTTACCAGTACTGAATCCACTAGCACTAGCCCACGTAGCTTTAGGGGGTGAGAACTTAAGCCCTGCCAACACCTTAGTCTTAGTTAGTACGTAACCCTGTCGTCCACATGACTTGCAGATGTTCTTGTTCTTACGAGGCACCCCTTTCTTAGTAAGATGCTGAACCATACCAGTGCCATTGCATACAACACACTTGCTAGCCTTAGTCTTATAGACTGGCCCCGTCATAGACCGCACTGCATCCTTGAATGACGAGTCAGACATGAATGCATTGACTGTTTCAGCCCACCTCTTCTTGTCTACAACCTTCCGTGAGAAGACTAGGGTGGATAGCTGCTCTGGTGAATTGATGTTGATTGGTGTATCCCCCATCAGTTCCTCTACAAACTCCATCAGTTCTTCTTCTAAGGTTGCCCTCTCTTCTTCAAACTCTTTCTTTACCTTGGTTAGTTCTACTAAGTCTACCTTGATACCCCTCATATAGATAAGAGCTAACTCATAGCAGGTGTCCATAGTAATGTCTAACACAGACTGCATACTACTGTTCTCTGCATTAGCAAAACGTGCCATCTGTTTCTTGTAGACACCAAGAGTAGAACGCAAGTCATAGCGTAGGTACTCGTCTAGTTCATCAAAAGGAATATCCTTTGTAGATGTGCCAGACTTCCAGTAGTCGGACATAGTATCTAGCTTCTGCTCTTCCAGTTGATACTGGGCAGACACAAAGCCTAGGTTCAAGGGAGACTTTACACCCTTGTTAAGGATGTACTCACCTAACATGGTGTCGTAGATCTTACCCTCATACTTAAACCCACACTCCCATATCCACGTAAGGTCATGCACTGCGTTGTGACAGATCAGTAAGGTGGTAGCATCTAATATGTTCTGAGTTATCACCTCACCATCCACAGTGGGGGGTTCGTCTGAGTGAGTAAAAGTAATTACTGTTTCATCCACAGCACCAGCACTTAGCCCCTCGGATAACATCCCTATCATTACCAACTCATTCTCTGCCTCAAAGGGATCGAAGTGTTGCTTACCATCCCTTTTACAGGTGGTGTTCTCTACATCCAATACAGTAATCATAACTGCCCCCTAATATATTTAATTGCTCTCTGCATTCGTGGAACATCATCATTGAAGCAGCCCAGTGCTCTGTTGCAACTATGACAAAGCCAACCTCTGAAATCATCCGTCTTGTGACAATGATCTAACACCCATCTACCTGCACTACCCCCCTTACCCTCTGCCTGTGCTTCATCACATAAGCAAACAGGACACTCGTATCCTTCGGGAGGCTGTCCATGCAAATCCTTAAGCCCTTTACGTACCTTGGCTAAGTCGGAGGCACACACCTTACACTCTGGCCTTAGGTAACTACCACCACTAGCAGTAGAGAAGGCGCTTAGGGGTAGGATGTTAACACACTTAGAACATATCTTTGTGTCCTCACACTCAGGATGTGCTTCATATAACTCTATGTCCTCAATGAATAACTTCAGTTGTTCATACTCCATACCTTGCAATCCTTCCATCTAGCATACATGTAACCTTACCATGCCACCCTGATAGTTTATTCTTAGTTATGTTGATATGACGCATTGGATCTTCAATGGTGTCGTCTTCACCAATGGCAGGGTTCTTTGCAATCAGTAGCATAAGGTCTGCCTCTGATGCCTTACCTGTCTTAGATCCTTCCATCATAGATTGATTAAGGATTACCTTACCCTCTGCCTCTGCACTTAGTTGTGACATGTAGAACATAGCACACTCGTACTGCTTAGCAATATCCCTTGCATAGATAGCATTAGCCTTAAGCATCATGTCTTCTCGTGCCGCTCCATTGTTACGGGCAAACTTATCACCCATATCTATCACAACAATGTCAGGTTTATAGGACTTAACTACTGACTCAACCCAAGCCATATCCTTACCTGTTGCATCAAGAAAGTTAATGTTTCCTTTGATACGTTGGTACTTAGCCCTAGCTGCTGAAGGGTTATCATGAATCTGTTTCAAGGTCATACCCGTAGAGGCATTCAAGTATCGTGAGGCTACTCGTGTAACAATCTCCTCGTTACATAAGATGATGCACTTAGCACCCTGCTCAGCAAAACCATTAGGCCCAGCAATAAAGGAAGCATGGCTTGAAGTCTTACCTGTCTCAGGTCTAGCTCCAATCATGATAAGGTGACCTCCATTAACACCCTCCACCTTACGTGCCAAGGTAGGTAGATTGAATGTCCATTGAGCCTCTAGGTCACTCTTCTCTATCAAGTACTCCATCTCAATGTTTGCCCACTCAACTGCCATGTTAGGTGTGAAGTCTTCATTGTAGTTATCAAGGATAGCACGTAGAGGTTCAAGGGACGTATGATCCCCGTTGACATACTCGAAGCCTAGGTTAGCCACCTCCTCTCCTACTAACTGCCTAAACATATCAGACAGTACATCACTTGCTACATCAGCACCCATCACTACCTCTCGTTCAATCTGATCAAAGAGAGCTTGGAAGGAAGTCTTCTGTGCTGTGGTAATGGTAGGGTTCTTAGAGAAGAATAGTGCTTCTACCTCAACTGGTGTAACGGATCTGCCGTAGGTGAGTAGGGCGTTATCAATGGTAGCCTTAACCTTACGTCCATCCTTACTGAAGATGTTGTTAGGACAACGTATACCCTTGTGGTTATCATGGAAGTCTTTATCCATGAGTGTTCGTAGTAATGCTAATTCCATAATGTGTTCCTCATTGTATACATTGTGCAGTATGGCTTACACTTTAATGTATAGCATGTATCTCTTTGATGGGGGAATGCTTCTTGTGCTTATGAAGTCTGTTACCTTCGCACATCGG